GGCCAGGTTGACCCCTTTAAGGTGCACGTCTCCGAGAATGGCCCAGGCATGTTTATGTCATCAGGGGTTGACTTGCTAGACCATTGTGGTTGCGCCATGATGCATGGAGTCAACCTGAAATATGCACGAATCGGTGGCACCAAAGAGATGATTGTGGGTGGGGCAAGTGACTGTTGGAAGACGGTGTTCAATCTGGAACGCAACGATGACGCACCACTTACGCTCTCACAATTTACTCAGGCGTTATGCCAATCAATTTTGGCAACCCTGGGGCCTGGGGCCTTGGAGTTGCCAAACTTTGACGCTGGTGAGTACTGCTGGATCTGCATGGATGACATATGTGACTGTACATCGTCAACACAACCCACCACGACCCCCTTTGAGGACGCATTGGTCGACTTTAAGTTGTGCTTTGACCTTGTCCCGGGCGGGTTGCACCTGACCGCATACAGATGGAAATCCAGTGGGTGCTGTGATTGGACCTGGTGGACTGTCATGGACCTGATTGAGATGGTTGGTGGGTACAACACAGGTGTCCTGGCAATCTTGGAGGAGCGCAATTGCGACGGCTGGTGGGCCGACAAGCAAGTTTTGGTGGGGTTGACGACCTGTCTGGTAATGGGCACCATTGGTGATGTTCAGCCAACGGTCGAGGCGGCGCTCTTTGCCAATGTTGAGGCGCTTGTGAGCAACGTGCCCCCACCAAAGACACGTGTGTTGGAGTTGCTGACACCAGTTGAGGGCCCACATTTACAGTGGCACCATCTGGTGGCATGGGACCCCACCGCCGCTGTTGCTCTGCGTGTCAGGAGTGGCGCCCACACAGGTTCATGGCGGGTACCAGGAAAATTCATCCTCGCTCACAAACCACTTTGTTACAAGGTTTCCAATGGCGTTGTGGATTTCACTGCGAAAACGCTTGCGCCCGCTTACATCGCTAGCGATGCCGAGTACACGCTCACCTTGGGTCCTGGTGACACAGAGCCACCCCCTCCCACTGATGTGGTGGTGGTCACCCACCCAGAGCATAAAGATTTCGTGGAGCGAAAGTACCCATGGGCGGAATTCCGGCCCATACCTGTGCCACTACATGAATTTATCGCACTAGGTCAAGAGTTGGTGAGGATCGCTAACTTGGGCTCGTTGGGACCTGGGTTGCGACGGATGAACAAGTGGATACTCGATGCATTCAAAGTCTTCCTGTCTTACACTGAGCAATCAGACTTGGTGTACGTTGTTTCCGGGGCCGTCGTGGCACCGTACCTCAACTCCCTGTACAAGGGAAACAAGAAAATCTTTGAGGTGTGCCCTGTACCGCGAGCAGAAGCCTCACAGGCTCCAGAGTTCTACTTATCCTGCCTGTTTGGCGAGCTTTCATTGCCACCCGAGGTTACTCGCGGGATAGCCAAGATGTTGGAGATCACCCTCGCAAAAGGGCTCACAAAGCGTAGTGGCCTCAATCTGACAAGAGACCCACCCCCTAGGATACAGGCTGCCCCCAGGTGGGTGCTGGACCATTATGAGGTTCATGGGATGTCTGTGCCTTTCAAACCCTGGTCCAGGCTCGTTCGTAGGTGGGAACGGCTCACAATTTGCCGCGAGGCACCCGGCCTCAGAGGGTGGCAAGATGTGGTTTTCACAGACAGAGATGCGTGCTGTGGCTCTGGCAGCGGGACCTGGTGTCAATGCAAATTATCCGGCATTTCAGAGGTACCACCTGGGGTTTTGCGGGCCCCAGCAAACAGGCTACGGTTACGACCAGGTTACCTCCGGGGCAAAGTGTACTTCTCCATGGGCTCGTGTGAAAACCTGAAGCAAGGCACACTGGAGGTCATCCAGGAATTGGTTGATTCCGACCATGAGATCACTGTCGACGGCAGGTGGACACATTTGTTTCCCGCTTCCCGTGTCAATGTGGCACCATACCGAGAACACGGCGAATTTTTGGCCGATTTTGACCTGGTGATTCACCATGGGGGAGCTGGTGTGACTTACACCTGCACAGAGGTTGGTGTGTGGCAAATGATTTTGTACCAGGTTGGCGACCAGGTCGAATGGTACAAGCTTCTGCGCACCATGGGCATACTCATCAAGGAACTCACCGATGATAGATGGTTGCGGTACACCACGCCGGGATGTGCACAGAGGGGTGAGCCCCGTGGCCCAACACTGGCTTCACAATCTAGGTTGTGGGTGTTGCACCCCCCAGATGTCTTCCCAGAGGTACCCAGGCTCCCAGCCAAGAAGATTTACGATTTGGCGCTCGCCGAGGGCTTCTCCCCAACTGGCTTTCACACAAATGCATACTGGGAGCTTACAAATTCAATGCCACCCCATCACACCCCAAAATTTGGGAAAGGCGAGTTGCAAAACTTTGGCAACAAGATATGTTCGGAACTCGACCCAGGCGGGGATGATCAATTGAAGAGGGTGGCACTTGCAATCCTTGCGGAAGTTGGCCTTGTGAGGAAACGAGACATTCTTAAGAACTTTCCTCTGATGGGCCTGATGACTGGTTCTTCCCACTTGAAGCGTTTCATAGCCAGTTATTCACTACTTGCTAAGGACTGGGCGAATCACATCATCCGTTTCGCTAGGGCAGTTGGCGCTTCAATGCCGATTGATGAGTCTCCTGGGATGGCTGAAGCACAGGTGTACTCCTATTTGCCAACTCGGTTCGGCTTCCCCACAGGGCTCGACACTGTACCTGATATTCTGGAATTCAGGAGGGAGATCGCCTGCCGACACCCACCATCTGGTAATGCTTATGTTTATTTGCGACCGTTATTTGGCCGTGTCGCCGGAGTTAACTTCGCTCCAATGCATGCAGTCATCGAATGGAAGGGCAAGTTTGTGGAGTTGCAACGGGTTGGTGATGGTCGTAACCTTGTTGTCCAATGGTCCACACCCCAGGGCGCATTTCTAGGTTCTAATTGGGTGAAAGTCATAGCTGTGCCCGTCCCTCAAACCTTCAAGTTGGGTTATCGGGATTTGGCTGCTCAATTCGATGGGAACAAATACAGATCCCTGGGTGACAACTGCCTCTTTATGGTTAACTATATCATCCACAAGTCCACTAGCACCATCATACCATGGAAGCATCTGGGGGGTTATGGTGCAGACATCCCAACAAGAGTTGGAGCCTTCTTTGGTGAATGGGTCGCAGGCCAATGGCGTGGTGTCAAAGGCGACGTGAAGATTGAATTGTACCAGCAGACAATGGAGACGGCCTTTACCAAGTTGGTTGACCTTCCAAACGTGGATGCTAAATTTGGTGCAATGGCAGCCCCAAAATTCCACTCATACGGGAAGGAGAGTTACGAGGCTGTTGCTAAATTCATGCGGTCTACTGTGGTCCAGCAACTCGCTGGCAGCCAGACTTCAATGGATAACCTGAACCACTTGACATGGCTCGCAACCACGAAATTCAGGTTGACCTCAGGTATACTGCACAGATCACTTGCACACAGCGCTGTGGTTGGGCTGAAGTGGACAAATGAGGAGTACACATTCCTGATCACACTCGGCCGTAGGCTGGAACTTTCCCTGCACAACCCGTTAGTTGACCAGCTGAGTGCGGCCACTGTTGCCACAAGGAAATGGTGGGGGACCAAGCCCAGGGCTAAAGTTGTGTGGGCACCCCTGTTTTCGATACATACGCCGCACCATTGGCTTTACACACCAAAAGACGGGACCTTCACCACGACGATGGTGGCTTCAGATCGCCTCAAGATCCAACCAGGTCAACGCGTCGTTAAGTTGAACTTGAAAGAAGTGCTGGAACGGTACAAGGAGGTATTTCCGGAAGTGAATTTTCCTGATGTTAAGGTGACTCGTGTACACCAGGGCGAGTATAAGTTGGAGACAAAGGTGCCCTTCCGGCAACGCAACCCGAACCTCACACCTGATTTCAAGCAAGTGGTCAGCGAGCTCCAGGCTGCTTCAGGTGCAGAAGCTGGTATATTTTCTATGCGGTTTGCCACGCCGGACATGGCTGAGGAGATCACTGACCGTTACTTCACTGGGGTTGAGACGGGATTCACCACAGAGGAAGAGCGACAGGAGATGGCGGAAGCTATTTTCGCCTCAAACCCAGATAAATACCGGGACACTAAACTTGTCGCGCCTGAGGATGTGTTGCACAAGTGGAAGACAAAATATAGTGCAGGCTTCCCATATAGGTTTAACGCCCGAGGTAAAGCCAGCAGAGCCGACCTTATGAAAGCTGCTGGTGGCAAGAAACAATTCCTCGACGCAGTACGGGCCTACATAGAGCAGCCAGACAAATTCCCTTCAGTCTCACACGTGTTTGTCAAAGACGAGGTTCTGCCCTCATCCTACAAAGACAAATCCAAGATACGCACCGTGATCGCACAAGATATCCTGTCGTATTTCACTCAAGTGGCCGTGGAGGGGGACATGGCAAAGAGGGTTAATCCCATGTCAGGGTCGAGCCTGGGGGTCTCCCCCCAACATGGTGGGATGTCAAAACAGGCCGAGGCGCACCTACCATTCAAACACCATTATGCTTCAGATGTGACAGCGCTTGATAGCCGTCTTTGCTGGGACTACTATGATGTGGTGACCAGACTGAGGAAGAAAGGGTTTGAAGGTCACCCACAATACACCCAAATCTGTGAGCTCCTGGATGTTGCAGCTGAAAACCTGTACTGTTCTTGGTTGGTCGATATTTACACCGGGAGGTCTCGGTTTAAGACACAAGGTGCAAGTACCGGCCACGCTACCACAACACCTACCAACACTTCCTATGTTGAGGTCATGTTTTTGGATGCATGGAGGATGCAAACAAAGCGGCCGTTAGCGGAGTTTTACGAGGCCGTGAAGTTCAAACTTCGCTGACGACAACTTTTACTCCACAAGTTTGCCTAGGTCTGTCTTTGGGCCAGAGGTGCTGCAGGATTATTTGGCCACAAAGGGTGTCCATGTAAAACTGGAAGCGGCCTCTGATTCCCTCTCAGATATCTCTTTCCTGGCTAAATGGTTTTCCACAAAAGAGTCCGACCTGCTACATGTCAAGGAGGTTATTGGGCACGCACCACCTGTGGCAATAATACATGATAAGGGACGTTTGGTCATGAAATTTTCAGATTGCAAA